TCTTATATGGATTACGTACCAGTATTAATAGCTAATGGATATTTTAAAAATCGTACTGAGTTTATTAAGAAACATGTTGTTTATAGACCATTTATGCAATTTCCTGTAATAGACCATTTTGTTAATACTACGCATTTGGAAAAATGTATAAATGAAATATTAGTTTTGATGAGTTTTGAAAATGGTATAAGTAAACATCATATAGATGTTAAGACATCCTATGATAAAGAATTGTACATGGATATTTTAAAAAATAGATGGAATCCATGGAAAGAGGAACCGATAGCAGATGCATCTGGATTAAGTCAAGCTTTACGAAGAGTTGTGAATAGTGATCCTAGCAGAATAAAGGAGACTGCTAAAATTATAGATGAACATTTCAGATGCATTATATTCTACAACTTTGATTATGAATTAGAACTACTACGACAGATGTGCGAAGACAATGGGTATATTTATGCCGAATGGAATGGTCATAAACATAAAGTTATACCTAATACAGATACTTGGGTATATTTAGTACACTATGCATCAGGATCAGAAGGATGGAACTGTACTTTAACGGATACAATTATATTTTATAGTCAGAACCATTCTTACAAAATGATGACACAAGCTGCTGGTCGTACTGAAAGAATGAACTCTCCTTTCAAAAATTTATATTACTTTCACCTTATGTCAGATGCATATATAGACAAGGCGATAAGAAAATGTCTTACTCAAAAGAAGGATTTTAACGAGCATCGTTTTGTTGAGGAGCTTGACGATGACGAATTTTCCGAAAAATACAGTATGTAGTTTTTTCATCGCTTATGGTGAGGAAGAGGGACGATGGTGTCTCTCTGTAGTCCTAAGAATAGGTTAGTAAGGATTTTAACACATAAACATTGTGATTAGAATTTTGAAAGCCTATACGCAATGGATTATATTTTTTGAAAGGAGCAGCAATGGCAAACGAAAATGCTTATCAAGCTGGTTTAATAAAAAGGATCAAAGAACGCTTTGATGGCGCTATAGTTTTAAAAAACGATAGTCGCTATAAACAAGGTATTCCAGACCTTACAGTTTTTTACAAAGATAAGTGGGCTGCTCTTGAGTGCAAGAAAGAAAAAAATGCTCGGCATCAACCAAATCAGGATTATTATATTTCTAAGATGGATGAGATGAGCTTTGCAAGATTCATCAGCCCAGAAAATGAGGAGGATGTTCTTGATGAGATGGAACATGCATTCACGTCTCGAAGGCCAACACGCGTTTCTAGGAGCAAGTCAGTATAGTTGGTTAAACTATGATGAAGACAAGCTAGTAGACAAATATTATAATTTTTTGGCTACACAAAAAGGAACAGAGATGCATGAGTTGGCTGCAATGTTAATTAAACAGCGTGTCAGACTTCCAGAAGAAGGAAAAACGTTTGACATGTATGTTAATGATGCAATATATTATAATCTAAGACCTGAGCAGAAGTTGTACTATTCAGAAAATTGTTTTGGTACAGCAGATGCTATAAGTTTTGATGAAGATGAATATTTTCTTAGGATACATGATCTTAAGACTGGAGTAAATCCAGCATCACTTCATCAATTAGAAATATATGCAGCATTATTTTTCCTTGAATATGATTTACCTGTAAACGAGGTTGAGATGGAGCTTAGATTATATCAAAATGATGATATAATAATTGGCAATCCGACTGTCGTAGACATAGCTCCAATTATGGATAAAATTGTGACCTTTGATAAACTTATAGAGCAAATCAAAAAGGAGAACTAAAATGGAACACAGTTATATTTTGCATGCCGGAGTCAAAAGAAAATCAGGAAGATATGAATGGGGCTCTGGTGAATATCCGTATCAACATGAAGCTTGGTTTCAGGGTTGGAGTAAAATTCCGTCTAAAGATCAGGCTGAATATGCTAAATCTTTTGGAATGACATTAAAAGAAGCACGTTATAGATATTCCATAGGAAAAGATGTTAAGAAAGCGCAAGATATAGGTCATGCTAAAGAGCTTAGATATTCTAAGCAAATGTCAGTTAAGGCTATAGCTGCAAAAATGGGTGTTTCAGAATCAACTGTAAACTCATGGCTTAAACCTATGGCAGAAGAAAGAGCACGTGAAACAGAAGACCTTGCTAATAAAATAGCACAGTATGCTGATAAGCATGCCGGTGTCGATATTGGTAAAGGTTGTGCCACTGCAATGGGTGTTAATAAGACAAAATTCGAAGCAGCTATTCAGTTACTTAAGGATCGTGATGGGTACTATAATGTTCAGTGGGGTCAAGAGCAGCAGACAACTGGTAAAAATACTCAGACTACTGCATTAATAAAGATTAGACCTGAATGGAAAGGGTATTCAGAAGAGAAACTTAAGAAAGCTGCTTATAAATATGTAATGGAACATGCTGACGATATTACTTTACCTTTTGAAGTTAAGTATAATTATGATACTGGTAAAACTATATTAGGTTTTGACATTCCTAAGTCTGTATCATCAAAACAAATAGAAGTTGTTTATACAGATAAAGAAGGTAAAGGTGGAGCTGAAAGAGATGGTCTTATAGAACTTCGTAGAGGAGTTCCTGATCTTTCTTTAGGTAATGACAATTATTCTCAGGTTCGTATTGCAGTAGATGATACCCATTACATAAAAGGAATGGCTGTGTATTCAGATAATCTTCCTGATGGTATAAACATTCGTATACATTCTAATAAAAAAGAAGGTGTACCTCTTAAATCAGATGATCCTGATGCTAAGCAGGTTCTTAAACCTATGAAAAGAGCAGAAGATGGATCCGTAGATTTGGAAGACCCTTTTGGTGCTCAGATAACAGCACAGCGTGGATGTATAAATAAGGTTAATGAGGAAGGAAAATGGGGAGATTGGACATCGGCTAGATCTTTAGCCTCTCAGGTGTTAAGTAAACAGTCTCCTGAACTTGCTCAAAAACAATTGAATCTTGATTATACAAAACGCGCAGCTGAATTTGATACAATTAAACAGATTACCAATCCAGTTGTCAGAGAAAAGATGCTTATAGAATTTGCAGATGAGTGTGATAAGGCTGCTGTACATCTTAAAGCAGCTGCTTTACCTGGTCAGTCTGTTAAAGTTCTTATTCCTATTCCGTCATTAAAACCTGGTGAATGTTATTGTCCTATGTATAAAGATGGTGAGAAGTTAGCACTTATAAGGTTTCCTCATCAGTCTATCTCTGAAATACCTATGGTTACTGTTAATAATAGTAATGCTGAAGGTAAAAGAGTTATGACTAATCAGGCAATAGATGCTATAGGATTGAATCCTAAAGATGCGCATCGTTTATCAGGTGCAGACTTTGATGGTGATACCGTTGTATGTATACCGAATAAGAAAGGTTACATTAAGAACGCTCCTGAGTTTAAAGGTCTTGAAGGTTATGAACCTAAAGAGTTATGGCCTGGCTATCCTGGTATGAAACCTATTTCTCATCAGTTAGCTCAGACTAAGATGGGTATAGTTACTAATCTTATCACTGACATGTCACTGATGAATGCACCTGAGCATGAGATGGTTCGTGCTATTAAGATGGCACAGTTAATTATAGATGCTGAGAAACATAAGCTTAACTGGAGAGGTGCAGAAGAAGAGTATAGGATAGCTGAGCTTCATGAGAAATACCAAGGCAAGAAACGTGGTGGTGCTGTTACTATAGTATCCAAAGCATCTGGTGAGTATGATGTACCAGAAAGAGATGACTCATACTATAATATAGACCCTAAGACTGGAGCTAAGATCCCCAAGTATACCGGTAAGAAGAAGGTATACTTTACGAGAGAGGATGGCACCAAGTACTATAAGAATCTACTTCCTTATCAGGAAGGTTATGATCCTAATGCAAAGGATGTTATGCAAAAGTCTACAAAGATGGCTGAGACAAGTGATGCACGTACACTAGTCTCCCCCTATAAGTACCCCATAGAGACCATCTATGCCAATTATGCAAATCAGATGAAGGCTATGGGTAATGCTGCTCGTAAGGAGAGTCTTGTTAAAAAAGAAACTCCGTATAGTGCACAGGCAGCAGAGACATATAAGGATGAGGTAGCCCATCTTCGTGAAAACTTAGAAAAGTCTAAGGTAAATGCAGCTTTAGAACGTTTAGCACAACGTTCGGCTAAAGTTATCATAGATGAACGTATAGCTAAGTACCCTGAGCGTTACAACAAAAAGACACCTGATGGAAAGAAACACATTTCAAAGTTAAAGAATCAGGTCACCAATCAACAGAGAAAGATTGTTTCTAAGCAGGCGCCTTTTGACATTAGCGAACGTGAATGGGAAGCAATACAAGCTGGTGCTTTACACAAATCAGAAGTTAAAGAGATCATTAATCGAGCTAACTCAGATCAGGTTAAGAAGTATGCAATGCCTAAGAATACTAACTATTCTACACTGAGTGCTGCTAATCTGGCTCACGCTCGTGCAATGATTAATTCTGGTTATACACAAGCAGATGTTGCAGCTAGCTTTAATATCTCACCCAGCACTCTTAGTAAACTATTAAGAGGTATGTCTTAAAGAAAGGAGTTGAAAGCTTATGTCTACATCAAATGTTGATACATATGATGAATCAGAAGTTAAAGAGTTAATGCTTTCGACTTCTGACAATCCTTACAATCCGTTTACTCAATTCTTTGAATGGTATGCTTTTGACATTGCAAATGGTTACAATACTTGTTCTTATTTAGCAAGAGTTTGTGAATTGTCAGAAGATGTTTGTGACCGGGAGACCCGTCTCTCAATTAATGATGCCATTGAAGAAGCTTTAATGTTTAACCTTACTGGTAATCGTATAGCTGTTGAAAAGCCCAAGAACTTAGCATCAGCTTAATTGATTTGACAATGCATGATTCATTC